TCCGAAGCGGATTGAGTCTCGTACGAATGAGCCAGCCAGAAGAGGATCTTTGGCCATCGTGGGAGAGAGGCGACGCAGAGAGTTGTAGAGCATCTGGACGTGCCGGGCGTCTTCCTTCTGAAGCGATGGGTTCTCCTCAACCATCCTCTGGAAGTCCCGAGCCTTACCAAAATGCTCTCTGATCGCTCCCACGCCCTTGCTGATCCCTAGCCCAGTACCCGCTATCGCAGCGGCGGCAAGGGGAGCCTGAAAGAGCTGCGCAGCAGTCGAGGCGGAACCTCCCTGTCCCGGGCCATGACCAACCAGAGCCCTGCCGAAGTCACCAAGCCAGTTCGCTTGCTTCTGTAGCTCGAGGAACTCTTCGACTGGGTTCATCGCTAGTATCCCTGCTGAGCCAGCTGCTTCTCATACTGGCGCTGCCTGTGATTCGCGATTGCCTGCTGCACTGGGCGGGACTCGTAGACCTTCTTCCCTCCATAGGCGAGAGCCGCTACAGGGGCCAGAGAAGCGGCAGTACCCAAGAGTGGAGAACCCATCGCTGTCAGTTCCGCTCCAGTTGTCTTCGCGCCCTTGGAGACTGCACCGTAGAGCTTTTTCACCCCGCCCAGAACGCCCCCCTCCCCGATCTTCTCAAAGATCTGAGAGTTGCGAAGAATCCAGAACGCCGCAGCTAGTTTGCGCTCCATTACAGACTCCTCAGTTGCGCGTTCACATCCTGGAGCTGCTCCTTCACGATATCCAGCGCGTGCTCCAGCTTGCGGTGCTCCGTGGCGACTTTCGTGAAGGCGATGAATCGATCTACGATCGGATGTGCTGGGTTCGGGGAGCTTCCACTGGCGACCTTCACTAGTGACTTCTCCTGGTCACGCACGCCCATCGTATCGGTCTCGGCCAGATGGCTCCGGACTAGATCCATGGCCTCCTTCGTCAAGGAGGTACGCGGGGAGAAGGCAGACCAAGCAGAGACCACGTCCCCCAGGGACGCACCGTTCATGATCTCCTGACGGGTAGCTTCGCAGAGGTCCTTCTTCACGTCCCCCAGCAGTACGCCTGAAGAAGCATACTTGCTCATGATGTCGTCGTGGACTCCTTCCAGACGAATCTTGAGATCTGCGACCTCTTCCCCACGATCGGCACGAGCTGCGTGATCGATGGAAGCTACCTTGGACAGACCACCGTCAACCCCGAAGGCTTCTGCCAGAAGAGCATCCGAAGCATGGGATTTGTAGCTAGTGGTGGGCGGGGCGTACCCGGCTGTCTTGACCTGATGAACAGCGGGAGCAGACCCATCATTGAGTTCCTTCAGGATGTAGGACGGGTCTGCGGGCCCATTGTCGAAGGTGATGTTACGCATCTCCCCGGCCTTCTCAAACTCCCGGAGGTAGGCCGAGGTGTTGGCGAACTCGCAGACCCGCTTCACCTGCTCAGGGGCCAGCTTGGCGGTCTTGAGGATTTCCACGACCGCATCGTTCAGGGTGTGTGAGCCTTCACCATAGAGAGCGGCTGCGCGCTTTCCCATGGATTCTAGCTGTTCGGGGTCAACATGCTTTGCGGCCCGCTGCTGGGCCAGTCCAAGGGGAATCGCGCCCTGATCGCTCATGCTCTCACCTTTGGTCAATCATAGATTCGCTGTAGCAGCACTGTCAACACAAGGACTTGTGATACCAGCACCCAGTGCATAGTATAGATATCATACGCCAGGCGGCAATGGGAAGCATATGGAGAAAGACTTTGAGATCAGAAAGCTGGAAGCCCGTATCTCCAACCTTGAGTCCCAGGTCACCTTTCTCCTACGTGTAGCTGGGCTGGAGCTGTCCAAGCTGCGAACGGCCCCAGATGAAGAGCTGCTCAAGTACTACCGGGATGCGACCCAACTCCTCGGTCTTGAAGCACGTCAGTTTGCGCCTGAGGTATGTGAACTCTGGGCGGAGCTCTTCTGCCAACTTTCCGAATTTGAATTTGTCCGGCTCCAGGAGATTGTCGACTACGAGCACACCTGGGAGCCCTTCTACAACTTGGTCATCCGCATGATGACCGCCGTGAGGCGCGCAAAGGGATTCATGCGCAACGGCACTCTGAAGCAACTCTACGCCTACCTGGAAAAGGGCCGAAAGAGCCTTCGTGACTCTGCCGTGATAATGATCAAAAAATCTGACAGACCCCAGGAACTGCCACAAGTGGCGCAGACGCTCTTAAAAGACAACCTGATCGCAGTCTAGGTACCCCTGCCCATACCAGTGTCCTTGATCGCCTGGATGATATCGGGGCGCGGATGCTGGATCATCGAAGCGAGCAAACAGTAGAGGATGGCGTGAAACGTATCGTCTGTCTTTCCCGGCGCATGCTTGAACTCCTCCATCCTCAGGCGATTGTTGTACTCACTAAAGATGTTGAGCACGTCTTGGCCGTGAGGTTCCCTGAAGTCATCCCAGCAAGGTAGATCGATCAGCTTCTTCTTGAGAGCGGAGAACATGTCACTCATCACTTCGGAGCGTTGGCACATGTACCGCTGGAGATTGGGCTCCCAGTAGATCTTTTTCTTCTGCCTGGGGTTGTACTGGTACTTGATGACCTTGTTTGCCCCGAACCTCTGGATGAGGGTCTTGTTGTTGTGGAAGCCACCGCCGTAGTCACAGCCAATGACCTGTACCTGTAACTGCGTGATCATTTGGGAGATGAGGTCCAGCTGCCGATCTGGCTCGAGGTCGGGTCCGGTAAACCGATGAACGTAGAAGATGGAAAAGTTGGTCGATCCAAAGTACCCACCGAGAGCGATCACTGTGTACGACCGCTCTCCCGTGCCCCAATCTATGCCAGCGTAGATGGGTCGGCCTTGTGCCAGGCGGCGGAAGTTCTCGATGTCAGTGAGACGAATGTGTGGTCGGCAGCAAGCCTCAAGCTGAGCCTTCGTGATGGGCCGATTCCCGGAGTCGTAGGATAGCCCGAGCTTCTCGTTCATAAACTGAGCGCGAGGGTAGTGCTCCTGTGCTTCCAAGATTTCTACCCAGTCCACCCAGGGGACCATGATTTGGGGGATGCGATAGCCCTCGAAGGTTACCTTCTCTACATTGTTCTCCGACCTGGGATTCATCGAGGCCCATCGAGCCATCGGATGAGCTGCGCTGATGGGTTCCTTACACTGGTCGCAGATCAATCCTTTCTTACCGATGTTCTTCTCCCCCAAGATGTTCCAGTGCCAAGACGAGGGATTGTTTGGCGTGCCGTGCCTATCACACGGAACTACCCACTCATTCTGAGTGGAGAACTCCTGCCAGTAGTGCTCGAGCGTGTTGTCCTCAGACTTTGGGGTGCCCGAGTATATGAAGAGCTTGTAGTGAGAGTGGAAGGCGCACTGCTCGATGATCGGGATGTTGTCTACGAGAATGTCCTGTAGCTCGTCGATGCAGATCAGATCTGCTGGGATACCACGAACTCGGTCAGCCGTGAGGTACGCATAGCGGAGTCTGATCTGTGAGAAGTTGATGAACTTCTTGAAGAACACCGCCTGGTTGATCTTGGTAGTGGTGTACGCCTTCAAGAGTGGCGAGCTCTCGATGACGTCCTTGATACGGTCTACCGAGAATACCTTGGCTTGTTCAGCAGAGGGAGCAACGAAGAGGGATCGGAAGTTGTTGGTCAGGGCGGAATAGCAGAGCAGCCTGTTTCCCAAGGTGGTCGACTTCTCAACCTGACGTCCGCACTTCAGTAGTACCTTGTCCGCACTGGTGTCGTAGATCCGCCGGAGGTAGTCACGCCCCTCGAACTTGAAGTCTGCGATCCTCCCCGCCTCGGGGATACGGATCGAAGTCTCAGCGAATTGGGATGGCTTGATGTCATATATGAACTTGGATGCATCCAGGCCCATCAGATCTTCGATGGTTGGATCTTCCGGCTCGGAGTCAAACCCGTAGTCTGTGGGGTTGCCCTCCTCATCGTAGTCGAACCAGGGTTCAGAGTTTCCCCGGTCGATGGACCAAGAGAGGGGGATGAGCTTCGCTTCTTTGAGTATGGCCGCTTCTGCCAGGCTGATGACTGCCACTGAAACCCCGCTCACTCAAAGGTATAAGAGTACAGAGTCCCGTCAACTGGCTACAGAACGTGGACTCATTGCCGGCGCGTCCGTAGTCGCTCCCAATCTCCTCGCCCAGCTAGAGAGATCTGCGGACACTACTGTGTGCCGGCCATGGTAGCGCCCACAGATCTCTCGAGAGCGGTGTGTCGTCCGGCGAAAGCCGGACCTCACTTAGCTCTGAAGCTGATCTGCTAGCCTCTTGATGGGCTGGGCGTATTGATCGGCCGTCCACTTCGTCGGAGTCTCGAGCGCGGGCATGGCCACAGACCAGCTGTCCACCTCGAGGTAGTAGTCGATCTTGAAGGTCTGGTATCGGAAGCAGTCCTTGATGACGCGCTCCAGTAGATCCTTGAAGGCTGGTGGCCAGGGATGCTTCTCAAGAGCCTCATTGGCCTCAGCAGAGATCCGCTGCTGCTCGCTCTGAATGATGCCTGGGGCAGCCATGTCCCGGGTGACGTCCATCCTCTTCTGAGCATCATCAAAGATCTGCTTCCGATCTCTCATGTAGAAGTGGTAGAGAAGAAGCCCGTCCTTCTCTACCCAAGCTCCGATGATGCTCTTGCACTCCACCCAGTTCAGCTCGGGGACACCCTTCTGGACTGCCCCCGCCATGTTCTCTTCAGAGTTCGGCATCGCGGGCAGTCCACGCTGCTGCCACTCCTCGTCACTCATCCAGAACGGCTTCTTCTTTGCCACTGTCTCAACCATCGTCGTCCTCCACGACTCGTGTGTTGGCCAGCTCCTCACCCCTGCCGGTACCTGCACCAGAGAAGCTATAGTTCGGACCTGCGACGGCCTCGATCGACTCTGTAGGCTCAGAGTCCTTCCGCAGGCGGAACTTGTCGAACGCAGAGAGCACATCCTTCAGAGCAACATCGCTCTGGCGCATCTCATTCTCTGCATCCTTGATCACGTCCATGTAGTTCTTCATCATCTTCGAGTGCGCCAAGGTCGCAGGCTGTCTCTCGACCTCGAGCACCTTCAAGAAGGCGATGTCCCTCATCCTGCGAGCCACGATGCCCGTGTTGAGTGTGGAGGGAGGCCCACTCAACCCTAGTACCCAAGGCACCAGAGCCTGGGCCACGTCAGGGCTAACTCTGAGGACGGCAGTACTGTTCGCTGCGTTCGGCCTGACCTCTAGATACTCCACCCACTCGTGCATTGGGAGGAGCTTCTTGTTCCAGAAGTAATGCCCGAATGCTTGCACTCCCTCTACCGTAAGAGCCACGGCGTGGTGCTTGTTGAGCCGCGTCACCACCTCTTCCACACGGAGAGGGGAGAGCAGGAGCTGTTCAACGTCCGCTCGCAACTGCGGAGCGGACAAGATCTCGTACGCCTCCTTCACATGGGGAGTGGGGTACCAGAGATCGTAGATGCCCTGCTTCTTGAGGTAGTCCTTGGTGGGCCCATCCTTTTGTGCTGGCTCCCAGGGATCTGGGAAGGGCTCCATCTGAAGCTGAAGACGCCGTATGTATTCAGCGGTCAAGCCCTCTAGGCGGAAGTCCTCGAGCATCCGCAGAATGGTATTGGGCTCATGATCGCGTTGCGAGATGAGGAACCTGATAAAGAACTCGCTTGGCGAGTGCACAATCATGACTACGCCTGTGACGTCGTGCCCAGAGTCTTCAGCCCCGCGACTACCTTGTCGAGATGAACCAGGGACTTCTGAAGTGCCCCTTGATCTACCGAGCCCAGCCCCAGGCGGGAAGCCAGGAGAAGCTCGGACAGCTTCTGGATGGTGCATTCGATCTCCGGGATGTAGCTGGCGAAGATCGAAAGATTCTCCGGATTGAGGAACCCCACCGACAAGATCTTGTCCACCGCAGTTGGATCTTCGAGTGGTGTGGCTTCCTTCAGTAGGTCTACACGCAGGTCTGGCAGATTGGACAGTACCTTCTTCGCTGCGGTCTTGGCAGCAGCATACTTCTCACGAAGCGTGTGGATAGGCTTGGCGTTGAACCACGTCTCGTACTGACCCTGCTTTCGCAGGTTGACGAAGGCAGTCTTGATCTGCTCTGGATTTTGACCGAGGATGGAAGCGAGGAACACAGCGTCATCCAGGCCTAGGAACTGCGTCGGCATCACACTCGCCAGCTTGTCGATTTCCGAGCCCTCGAACTTGAAGCATGTCCCGTCCGAGAACACACGAACAGCGGTCTTCTGCATCTTTGCCATGGCGTCCTGAAGATAATCCTCCGGGCTGGCAGCAAGCTCGGTGATGTTCTCGAGAGGCATGAACCCACAATCCATCGGGATACCGAAGTGACTCTCCCCAATGGGGCTGACTTCCTGAAGACCCTCCACCTTACTGATCTGAAGATGTTCCCCCATCACTGTCTCGCACATGTACGCGAGCCCTTCGGGTGTTTCCATCTCCGACTTCACTAGCGTAGGTACGAAGGCCACGGAGCCGCTGTCGGACGAGTAGTAGAAGCACCCATTCCCCTGCGGTGGGACATCGATCACGTCCGTCTGCTTCGCTACTGGCACCCCGGCGATGGCTTCCTGCATCGCACCCTCACTGCCGTTCGAGAACACGGCCAGCGGGAGAACCTCCCCTGTGAAGGCCATGACGTGCGGGAATACCCAACCGACCAACTCACGGTTGTCGTTCAGGGCCTTGACCTTGTAGATGCCGAAGGCATCGGCGACCTTGATCTCGATGTCGGTGAGGGTATCCTTCATGGCAGGCTGAGAGTTGATGGTGGTCGTGCCGTCTGCCTCGACCTTGCTTACTAGATCTCCACCCAGCGCACCCGTTGCCTCCGGTCGGGACATCGTCTCCTCGGTCGGCGCTAGAGCGTCCGGGTTGGCCTTCTTCACGAGGAACCCGCCATCTACCTTGCTCACCTGGATGACCGTGGGCTGGATGGCCTCAGCCACCTTCCGAAGGTAGGACTCCGGCGTGGATGCTTCCACCCCCGCAAGCTTGGCCATGAAGGGAACCATGGCTTCGTTCGCGAACACCGCCGTTCGTAGAGACACATCGTGGTTGAGCTGGCTGGTGAGCTGCTCGACGTGCGCCTTCTTGATCGTGGGGAGGATGGCGTCCATCAGAAGCTCGGGCTTGGCCGACGATGCTTTCTCCACCCCACCCCCGCCGCTCGCTCCCACATCCGCGATCATTGGACCTCTGGCTCCACCGTACTGGCGGGTCGGTGGGTACAGCTGCTCGACCATGGAGAGATCTCCAGGGCGCTTGCGGATGGAGTCGAAGAGCGCAGGACGAAACAGTGCGGTCCTCACCCTCTCCTCCGTGAGCGGCTCGACGGAGCCGTTGCAGAGGAACAGGTCCATGGGGGCAAGCCTGCCATCCCGGATGATGGTGGGGACAATGATCTTCTGCCGACCCAGCATCTCCGGTGGCGTGGAATCATCCCGTGGATTGATGGCGAGTTTGTTCGTGAGCTCGACCCTGCCCATGGCATACCGGCGATCTGGATCTACCGTATCCAGCACCACCTTCGGAGCATAGTCACTCGTGAAGGGGGCCTGCTTGAAAAGCTGGTCCAAGATCTGTTGGGGCCACTGGTTGGGATCTTCCCCCATGAGGGCCTCTTGCCCTAGCTTCACAAACGTCAGCTTCTTGTCGAGAAAGAGGTCCATCATCATCTCCTAGAGAACCTTTATGGACTTACTGATCAAGTCCTTGGTGCCTGCTGCCTGTACTGGAGGCAGTGTTGGTATCGTACCACCACCTGGGTCAGGCATTGCTTTTACCATGTGCGTGTGGCCAGCCAGCCATGCTGCCAATTTTAGCCCAAGTACGGCTGGCTCGGAAGCACCTGCCCCACCAAGTAGTAATTGGGGGGCAGAGATCACTTTGGATGTGGACCAAGTCTCTTGGCTCACAGATCCCTGCTCCTTACTCACTCCACCAATCTTAATATCCGAATCACCCGTGATGTTGGTGGTGTCGCTACCCTGAATCTTCGTCGTGCGAGAACCAGAAATTGTAGTCGTGAGGCTGCCCTTGATCTCTTCCGTCCGGTCCTTGGCCTGCATAACGTAGGAGTTGCCGGCCTTGTCCAGCCGGACTACGTAGACAGGGGTCCCCTCTACCTCACCTGTGTCAGGCTTGATTTTCTGGGGTGCTATCACCAGCTCAATGAAGGTCTTGTCGCCACCTGGTGGCTTCTCGGCCTCTTCTAGAGAGCCGATGCTGAGCTTGATTGATGCCTTCTTGTCTTGAGCGAACTCACGTGTCGTAAGTACGAACTCGGTCGGGGCGTTCCCTTCTGGATCATTCTCCTGCCGCTGGACTGACCAGTTCAGACTGCCCGCTGCGGTGTTGAGCTCGTAGTTCTCACTGAAGTCCCGGATGTAGTTCAGGAGAGGAATGTAGGCCCGCTGGCAGATGTTGGTGGCGCCAATCTGAAGTACACCACCCCGCCGCAGGATGACAAAGTTCTCATCCCGACCCTGCCAGTACATGTCTCCAGGGTTCAGGATGGGCCTGCCACCACGGAAGCTGGCATTTGTAGGGTTGGTGGTCTCCGCAGGCTCCGTCGATCCCCCAGACGAAGTGGTCTGTCCAGGGGTGATATCCGTGGAAGTCTCCACGCCAGGGTCGGTCAGCTTTTCGTCAAGGTATTTATCAACCCCGGCCCCCTCGAGCTCTGGCCCACCAAGAAATCCTATGACGAAGGGGGAATCTTGATCAGAAGGGAAGCATACGCAACAGATCGCCCCCACTTCAGGCACGCAGGTGAAACCCTCCCCGTTGTTGTAGTGGAAGTAGGGGGCCATCACCTGGAGGTCTGTGATCTGTTTGCCACTGTACTGAGAGACCCAGTCCACCGTCATGTTGCGAACGTTGACGTTGGCGATCACGCCCGTCTCAATAACGGCGGCACCTGTGCCACGTGTGGCCTTGGAATTGGAGAAGGTATCTGCCAACCTAGATCCCCGGTAGTGTCTGACCACTGATGTTGGAAACCTGCTGCGACACATCCGGGCGTAGCGGACCTTCAAAAGCACTAAGCCCCTTGGTACCCTTGGCTAGGTTGGCGGCTCGGCGCTGGAGGAGAGCCCCTCCTGCTACACCAGTGGCCCCGCCTACCACTCCGCCCTTCACAGCTCCACTCAGGCGATGGCCCGGTCCACCAGCAGCAGCCCCAGCAACCACGCCGGGAACAGCACCGACGGCGAAGCGCTTGGCGTGCGTACCCAGGGTGGAGCCAAGGACGTTCTTGCTCCCCCAGCCACTCAGGGTCTTCCCAAGCCCGCCCCAGTCCACACCGATCTTCTCAAGCTCATCCAAGAACGCCGCTTCCATCATTGCTACCTTATCCATGTCAGTACCTCTGCTGTTGCTGTGGTTGCTGCCCACCCAACAATTTGTGTCCGGCGTAAAGACCACCACCAGCAATCGCTGCTGGCTTGGCTACCATTCTGCCAACGCCGCCGACTCTGGCGCCGAGGGCGAAAGCGCCGAGTCCTTTCTCTTTCGCGCCGAGGCTGTTCGCTATGTTACCGCTTTCTTTCCAGACATTGGGGGCACTCTTCAAGGCAGTACCCATGCCCATTCCTGTACGCTTCATGCTGCTACCGGCAGCCCCCCAACCCTTAGCTAGCCCTCCCAAAAAACCGGGGAGAGCAATCTTCTCCAGCTCGTCTAGAAAAGCAGTCTCCGTGATCACGTTCACGTCAGTACTCCCAGTGCTTGGGGCCCTTGCCAAACTCCGCCCCGTACACAACAGGTGGGATTGGATGCTTGCCGTGCATCTTCGATGTCCATCCCTCTTGCGCCGCCTCGGTGACAGTCTTCGTGATGTTCTGGTGATTCATTCTGGCGATCCAATCCTCCTGCATGTCAAGAGGAAGGACGTTGACACCACGGAGCACAGGCTGGTGTAGCACAGGCTTACCCGTCTTGGGCATCTGCCTGTTGATGTTCGCGACCAGAGATGTCGGGGCAAAGTCTCCGCGAATGAACCCACCATGACTGCCAGGGTCATCGATCTTGGTGAGGTTCGTCAACGCTTTTACCACAACCTCCGTGTTCCTACGGCGGATACCGTGCGCTCCATAGATCTTGTGCAGTTCCCCCGCTAGGTACCCCTGCACCGGCTCGATACCTGTAAGAGGTAGCATCTCGTGGGGATTGATCGGACCACCAGAGATCGGGGCCCCCTTCTTCACCTCAGTCCCACGCTTGAGTATCTCCCCTTCAATGGCGGGGATACCGCGACTCTGTGGGACGTAGTGCCTCTGCCCCCCAATGTAGACACTGTGCCCTCCAGCTGGGTCCTTCTCTACCTTCTCCACTCGCCCGCTCATGGTACTTAGCGTAGCAGATCCAGGCAGCGTCTTCGGGAAGAGAAGTAGGTTCTGCACCCGCTCAAACTCATCCACGAGACCTTCCTTGGATGCAGCAGTGCCCCCCGTGTGAAACGCTTTCATCGCAAGCTGTGTGGCGCGCTCCCCCAATGCTTGTCCCGCCATCACTCCTACGTTGGTGCCTGCCTCCGGATGCCTGCCATCTTCTGTCAAACCGAAACACTTCTTGCAGATCCCAGGACCATGCTGGCAACGAAGAGGTGAGCGGACCATAACCCTCCCCACCTTGTTGTTGCGAAGCGTGCTCCGGATATCTGGCGTGACTAGGGTCCCGGCTGGGATGATCTTTTTGCCTACCTTCACGTCCGCAGCAAGATGCCTGTCTAAAATGTCCTTCTCATCCACATGCAGCGCGATGCCCTTCGTGGTACCACAGTCATCATCGACGATGATGTTGTCCATCACCGAGTTCATGACCTGCTTGGAGATATACCCAGGCTTCTGAACCTGCTGCACCTTCTGAATGATCCCTTTGCGTGCCCCAGACATGGAGGTCCAGTAGTCAGCGATGTCCAACCCCTCCGAGTAGGACTTCGTGACAGGGTGCGGGATGGTCTCGCCCTTGGCATTGGCGATCAACATCGGGGCAACTTTGATCTGTCGGAGAGCATCGTCTCCAGGCTTGATGCCAGCCCTGGACATGACGAACAGGTTGCTTCGGGAATCGGGGAGTGCCTTGAGTTGCTTCTGCAACTCCTGGGTTGCCTTGCCATAGATCTGTATGGCTTTGGCGTCACGTTCATGAGGAGTCTTGGCTTTGATCTGTGCTACCTCCGCATGGGCCTTGTCCAAGACTAAATCCCTCAGTTCCCTCTCGGGCTTCGTGTCCTCCATTCCAATGCTGAAAGCGGACTGGGTGGACCATCGGTTCCCAAGGTCCTTCAGCTTGTTCACGACGATGCCGTAGTCATTCCGGTGGTCTTTGGCTAGCTGCTCGAGTAGACGGCCTTGCCCACCTCCGTCTAGCGGCTCCTTGCCCTTGAGGAAGTCCGCTCGCATGGCTTCCGGCAATGCTGCGGAGAGTAGAAACCTACCAGCAGTGGAAGAGAAGGCGCCCACCTTCACCTGATCGTTGTGTTTCAGGCTACCTTTGAGAAGCGCCTCTTCCATTTCAGGTACTGTCTTGAATGATTTGCCTGTCTTCGTGCCGACAGTGGTCAGGCCGTAAAGTCCGAGCTGTGACTCGTGGGTGGGTCGGTACATCAGATCGCCCGTTGATGGGCTATACAGATTGCGTGAAGGAAGCATCTTGTACGCTTCACTTACCGCGTCTGTTCCTACTGGGACGAAGGCAGACATGGCATCCCCGTCGAAGTCCGCATTGAATCCGGACGTGACGAGGGGATGGATCTGGACGGCCTTTCCCGCTACGATCCTGGGCTTGAACGCCTGGATACCATACTTGTGAAGTACGGGGTCTCGCTTCAAGAGCACAGGGCGAGCTTCCATCACCCGCTCGAGCGCCCTGGATACCAGTGGGCCGCCTTCTTTGATCTGCTTCTGCGCTTCGAGTGGGCTCACCCCGGTGAGTCCCCTGATCTCCCGGATGACGAAGGGCTTGTAGATCTCCATCGCCGCCGACCTTGGGAGCCCTACCTCGTCCAGTCCCATCCCCGGCTCGGGGATAATGGTGGAGCGCATGGAGAGATCTTGCTTCCGCTGAGTCAGCTTCTTCTGGAAGTATCCCTCCTTCGGGCTTCCAACTTTCTGACCCGTCCCCTTTCCTCCCTCACGCTCCGGTCGATGCCCCTGGATGATGTCCAACACGCCACGTGCTTCTCGATTGGCGTGGCCACCCAGTCCAGTCAATGAGCGCATCCCATCGTAGATGTCAGCACGAATCTCGTGCAGCTCGCTCTGTGGAAGTAGGGGAGATGCACCCTCCAGCCTACTGGCTGACAGACCAATGCCTTTGTACATATGGTTCAGGTCGTCGTAATTGATCTCCCCGTCTGGCCGTTGTGACAGAGGACGCATGATGGGCGGTATGACCGGGATGTACTTGGTCATGTACGCCTCATGAGGAGTCAACCCTGCGTTCTGTAGCGCCGATAGGTATCGAACCTTCTTGCTGGCTTGATCTAGGCGGTTGCCCTTGAGGTTGGGATTATCCAACGCCTTCTTGGCTGCCTCGAGCTGCTTAGGTACATCGATGCCTTGGAGGAGTCGAGAGAACGCCTTACCTGCGGTTAGGTGACGCTCTGTATCATTCGTCAGGGTCCCCTTGGTTGGATCTACGGCCAATCTTCCAGCGATGATGTCGTCGTACTGCTTGCCCGTGACACCCACAAGCGATTGGATCGCACGTTCGAAGAGCGGATTCGGCAACGCCTCCGGCAACGTTAGATGCGCCCACTTCGTCCCGTCATGTCCCCCCGTCACATGAGGGTCGAACAGTCCGCCCTTCTCCTCCTTCAGGTCTTTGGCCCGGACCATCTTCCCGGCGTCCTTGATGGCACCATTGCTCATCTCCAAGATCTGTTTATCCGTGAATGGGATGAGCTGAAGATTGTTCCCGTCCTTCTTGGCGTTCAGCCCGAGGACATTCAGGTACGCGATGAACTTGTTGTACGCGAACGTAGGACGCGGAGCAGGCAGTGGCTCGCCAGCCTGTAGGGCGGCCCAGAACTCATCACTCTGGGCTGCATCACTCTTGATCGTCTGCATCTCGCGCAGGTTCGCCTTCGCTCCATGTGCAAGCATGGAGTAAAGCCCCAGCTGACCAAGTGCTTGGGCACCATGAGGTCCGCCGCCCTTGGGTACGAGGTTCCGATCGTAGGTGTACCCGGAACCGCCAGCTCTGGAGACGAGCTTCTTCTCCACCTGGTGCTTGAGCTTGATGATGTGTTGCGGCCCAACCAGGATTGAGCCGAGCTCTTGTCCTGTGGTGGGGTCTACCACGACCTCCTTGTCTGAGATCCCATGCTTCTTCAGGTCTGCGGTGACCACGGCGTGGAGGTCCGTGTTGGGGGTGAAGTTCTTGATGTAGTACGTTGAGCCTGTCTTCTCCGCGATCTTTCCAGCCGCAGTCTCCAGCACCTGACCCAGGTTCACTCGACCAGGTATGCCAGTGGGGTTCATCAGTACGTGAACGGGTCTTCCATCCTTGGTGGCGGGCATCTCAAGATCTGGAATGATCTTGGTGATGATGCCCTTGTTGCCGTGCCTGCCAGCCAGCTTGTCACCGATCTCAGCGGGCTCGAGCGTCTTGATGTGGACCATCGCCTCCTTACCTCTACGTATGACCTCCGTGACGACCCCCGGATAGTCAGACTCCCACTTCACACTGGAGTCGAGGTAAGGCTTCACCAAGGACTTGTGAAGACGGGCAAGCTCCTTGTCCTCCATCCGCTCCTGCCGCTTGCGCAGCGCAGCGATCAGAGTATCTCCGGGGAGTACCACCTCACCGGGCTTGATGACGCCTCCGTCATCTAGCTTCCGGACCTGCTCCCGAGTCATAGCCTGAGGAACATAGGAGCGGAACTTCTCAGTGTCCAGAATGTGGGTCTTGGGATCTATCGTAAGCGATGCTCTATGCAGGTGCTCGCTGGACAGGTCTTTCGCCGCCGATTCACTGATGACGACTCCGTCCTCGTAGTTGTACCCCTTGTAGGGCATGTACCCGACGCGGAGGTTCGTCCCCAACGCAAGGACTCCCCCCTTGGTGAAGTTGGTATCAGCCAGCGGCTGGCCCTTCTTCACCTTGTCCCCCACCTTCACGAGCGGGGTGGAATGCAAGAACGCCTTGTCTGCATTCAGAGGGAAGTTGTCGTAGATCTGTTGCTCGATCAGCTTTCCTCCAGCCGTCTTGATGGTGATGCCGTCTGGCTTGATCTTTACAACCTCTCCATCATGCCGGGAGTCATGTCCCGCGAAGGTGCCGACGATGCGATCGAAGGAAGACTTCCCGGCCAGGCTCTGCACTAGCGGTTGCTGTCGAGCGGCAAGAGGAATGGCCTGCTCCATATGCCTACCGGCCATCGTGCTTCGGTTCGGGTGATCAGCAGGCATGAATGGGATCAGATTGGATGCGATCGAGAACATCTGAAGGGGGTCCTTCATGATGTACTGCGCGTCCTTCAGAGAGCCTTGGACGATCTCATTACCCACCCCACTGATCTTGACACTCTTCCCTGTGGGTACTGGCTTGCTCCCTTTCCACTCTACCTGGTCCGGCAGTACGAATCTGGTAGTCATCGCCTGCTCAGGATTCAGGCTTTCCATCTTCCCAGTCTTGATGTTGTGCATGCGGATCAGTACGTCATGACCCTGCTTCTTCACACCAAGAGGAAGACGAAGAGTGACACCCGTGGACTGACCTTCAGGTGTGTGGATAGGGTCAAGGAACCCGAGGTGGGATGGATCAACTAGCTTGGCTTCCTCTGAGATCTTATGTGCGCTCTTGACGCCGCCCTCCCCGGTGATGGTGGTCTTGAACTGACCAGAGATCATTTCTAGCGGGTTGGTCTGCTCTGGGATGTTGGCCAGCGTGGTGCGGTACATCGTGCGTACTGGCTTCTGGAAGATGTCGGGGCCCACCACCTCCCGTACCTTGGTCTTTCGATCTAAGTTGTTCTGGATCTTACGCATGATGTCCCGGCTGTGTTGTTGGATGCGCTCGGACATGAAGTCCTCAGTCGAGTGCAGCTCCTTGAACATCAGCGAGTCTCGTGAGTCTGGCTGAGCCTTTCCTTGAGAGATGTGAAGCAGCTTGGTGGCAGCATCCATGAGCGCTGGAGCGGTGACAGACTTGTATTCCTTGCCCAGCGTGATGCGTGTTGTTGCGGGCAGTAGAGCCGTACCTGCGAGCGTCTCGTGTAGATGCAGACGTGCTTGATCTACGCTATCAGCCTTCTTTCCTGTGGCCGCTTTGTAGAACTTCAGCAAGGCCTGGTCGGAAGTGTGTGGGTTAGCTCCCGCGATATCCTTGCCCCACCTGGACTCGATCTCGTCCTGTCCAACACCAAGCTCCCGCAACAGTGGGCGCAATGGAATGTTGGATGTTCCGTACTCCATCGTGAACTGACGTGACTGGGGATCGAATCCGAGATTGAAACCACGACCCTTGGCCAAGTTGAACTGAGACTGGAGCTCCCCATTGTCCTTTACTCTAGCGTACACCCCAGACTTCAGTCGCCACTGGTTATCGATCTGATACTCTTGCCCATCCACGATGTGGGAGTAACGCCGAGTGTACTTCGGCAAGCTCATCAGCTTCAGTTTCTGCTGATCAACTACCTTGCCTGTCACGTTGTCCTTAAGCGCGACCGTAGCTTCCACGGGCACGGCCCAGGTGCGGCCATTGACCTTCGCATCTTTCTGAGATCGAATGTCGTCAATGTGGAGATCGTCGACGACGTTGACATTCTTCAATTCGAGGGTGTGCTTCTTCCCAACGATGGGGAAGAGGCCATCGACTGTTTTAGTCACCCTTTCCTTGAGGAGCTCGAACCCCTCTTCGGGTGAAAGACGAGCCATGTGGCCGACTCCTATGTGTGCTGGTCTAAACTAGCAGATCGATGGGCACTCAAGCAACCCCGAACGTGGGTATAAGGAAGGTGGAGAAGGAACGCGTGACTAACTAACTCACAAAGGAGAGTGCAATGCCGCCTGAAGAACCCGAAGATACGGGATCGAGTCTCGAAGATCTGGAGGAGATGGTAGACGGAGAGATCGAGGACTCTGACACGGACAACAACGACGGCGACGAGGAGTAGTGCTGCTTCACATCTTCGTCTTGGCCGCGCTGGCCGTCTTCCTTGAGGAGATGGCTGCGGAGGCCTTTGCAATTCACAGAAGCCTCCAGGCTGACGGAGAAGTGGGGTCGCGAAAGCATCCCAACAATGAGTGAGACAATCTTTGTTATCAACCCGAGCTTTGTCTGCCCCTTTTGCGGAGAACGCTTTGGGGATGACGAAGAACGGGAGCTGGTCTTGATCGAATCTGGCCAGCTCAAGCCCATGAAGAGGGACCCAGACTGGCTGGTGTTTCTCTCCGACCACGACAATGAGTACGATGCGAAGCTCCAAAAGGATGCGGTGGTGGAGTACTACCACGCAGACTGTCTCATTGATCGCATGCGTGGATGTGAATGGGGTAGCAATGCTCCGCATGCGTGCGATCTGTGCGAGGGGTCTTTCCACCGCTCACGCTGGGCGTTTCGTATCCAACTGGGTAGGTACGACAAAGAAACATCCTGCTTCGTGCCTATCGAAGACGTGAACAACGAGGCAATTCTATGCCCAAATTGCCTCGCAGAAGGATTCGGAGAAGGTGATGTGGAGGAGGGAGAACTCCTCTTGGGCATAGCGAGGTGATCAAATGAAGGAAGTCGTTGCTGGATTCGTACCAGTTCCAGAAAGGGGGATATTGACCCGAGACGACCTGGACCAGATGTGTCACTTCGAACTGGACGAATTCCACAATGCCTACCTGGCCAGTCATGCCACGGACAAGGCAGACGGAACGGGACTCTATCTGGTCTCCGTGAACCCCGACGGGGTTCGTAAGGCATCAAGGGACTGGCTCTATGTCTGGCACCCACGAGCCACGGCTCGGGCCCTTGTGGAGCGCTACGAGCTCTCCGAGGAAGAGCCCGAGGTCTCACTGAGGAAGTTCGCCCAGCTGCTCAAGGACGGCAGGCTAGTCGGGCACAGATGCCTGGTCAAGCAGGCAGAAACACATGCGCTCCGCGTAGAGAATCTACGGAAGGAGCGAGATGAATCCATGGCGGAACGTCAGTTCCGCCTAGAAGAGGAGAGAATAAAGAAGGAGTGTTAGATGAGCGCAGACTCGGGTCCACGTCGTGCGGGCTTCTGCTCCGGCAGAGGACGTGCGGCGTCGGACCCAGCCTGGGTGGGGCCGTTGCCCCCGCTCATCATTAGCCCCAACACCACATCATGCAGCTCTGGGTTGTGCTGCTTGAGCTGGGCCAGAGCCTGGGGTCTTTGGAAATGATCGAGGCCACTGATCTTATCTGCGATCTTCCGCCCCATCAAAAGTAGGTCTACGTTCTGCTTCCCCACTAGATCTTCCCCCGTGGTAGAGGGAGGGACAGGCTGAACGGAGCGAAGAGTCAGCGGAGATGTGATCTCTTTCGGGGGCTCCAAAAGATCTGGCCTACGAGGAGAGGCCTGCATGTCTGGGTTCGGAGGAGGAGGCTCGCCACCCTGCTGAGCAGCCATCTGCTGCTGTTGCATGTCAGACTGTATCTGAGCTTGGAAAGCGGCCTGGTCCTTCCCCATCTCGTTCTGGAGCGCCATCTGCTCCTTCATCTGATGAGCCTGGCCCTTGCCCTGCCACTTTGCCTGGATCATGGCGGCCTCTCCCTGAATCTCTGCCTGGAGAAGCTGTTGCTTCTTCAAGACGGCTGCTCTACGAGCAGCCTCCCGCTCCATGATCGAGTCTTCCTTCTCCGCATCGTAGTCCGCGTCCGCAAGGAGACTCTCGTCCGAGATCTTGGACGCAGAGTTGAGCTGGAAGAGGTATGCCTTCCTCTGGAGATCGTCCGCCATCTTGAAGGGCTTGAAGCGCGTACGCACCGTGGCCCAACCAAGATACGCAGACGTCCTTTTGACAACCCACTTGAGCAGGGAGATGTGATCTTGGAGATAGCCCAGGAAGGTGTTCTCCAGCATCCTGAGTGCCACGTTGCTGCCAGAGTAGCTGAGCCCACCGAAGATGAGCTCAGTAGGTACGCCCATGCCAGCTACGATCTGCTCACTCCACACACGTACTTCTTGACTGAGCAGGAGTGCGCGACCGTCTCCTCCGATAGTCTGGTTCCCTATGGGGAGAGGCATGATGGGCATGTAGTTGTTGTCGGCTCTCCACCTGCGGATCTCAGAAGCGACCTGGTCCCTCCAGTCCTGGAGGTTCACCGTCGTGTATGGATCACTCGTTGCGCTGCCAGCCTGTGGGAAGAGAATGCGGAGAGGGACGATGTGCTCGAGCGCGATGGCTTCCTGTGCTTTACGCAAGATCTGAAGGTAGAAGGTGTCCTTCAGAACAGGAAGAATCATGGGTGTTCCCCAGCCTCGGTCCTTCCCGGCCAGGGTCGGGCGCTTGAAGTGGTAGATGTTCTCCTTGGAGAACACCACCGCCTTCTTCTGCTTCAGCGCCTCGATGAAGAGCTGCGGCACAGATTCCACCGTGCTCTTCTTACCCATGATGATGTCGTTCTTGAGGGTCGTGGGGATCTCATAGTAGTACTCGTAGTCCCCAGTGATCTCGTTGTACCTGATGTCCACGTCCTCCGGGTTCCACCGGAGTAGACGGATACCACGAGGTGCCTTGACGTAGTGATCGTCCACCTTGAAGGGGCCGTGGTGGCCACACTTGCAGGAGGAGATGAACTGGAAGTTCTGGAAGCGGTACTCCACTTCCCTAGCTGGCTTCCGGAACTTGCAGTTCGGACACTCGAGGTACTTCACAAAGGGATAGAAGATCGAGACCAGGGCGTTGCCGTAGGTGTGGTAGTCCAGCCCTACTTCGATCTGGAATGAACGATACCGAAGGTGGTCGAAGAGGTAGTCTCCCCACAGCCGCTTCAGCTCCGGCCTGTCAGAGTCGAAGATGATGTCGGTGATGGGGTACTCCGACATCTTGAAGACGACGGCATTGATCAGTGGGTTGACGAGGAAGTAGTACCGGCACCACCGGAACATCATCTTCACGGTGGCCGGCATGTAGGTGTGGGCGATATCGAAGAACGGACTGGGGTACTGAAGTCCCCAATCTCCCGCCCCGCTCATCCTCCCCCGGATGGGGGAGAAGCGCATCGCACTCTGGCCTACTATTGCGTCGGCTGCCACTGGGCCTGCTCCTCATGCGGGACAACTCTACCCAAACGACGCACTCCAATATCGGCTGCTGCTCCCA